ACAGTGCAGCGGGGCTCACGCCCACGGCGGTGGCCAGCGCCGTGGTGGCAGCACTGTTGATGCCCAGGGCATTGGCCAGGGCGGTGCGCTCGGCCGGCGACAGGCCCAGGATGGTCCTGAGTTCGGCGGCCTGCTGGCTGCTCAGGCCCAGCGCGGTGCTGATCCTTTCGAGGGTTGACGCGTCCACGCCCAGCGAAGTTGCGAGCTCGCGCACGGTGGCCTCGGGCAAACCCAACGCGGTGGCCAGGCGCGTGACCGTCTCGGCCTCTAGCTGCACCCTCAGTGCCGCAGCGGCGGCGGCCAGGGCTTCGTCATTGATGCCCAGGGCGTCTTGCAACTGTGAGATCGTGTCGTCTGATACGCCCAAGGCGTTGGCATACGCCGAAGCGCCGCTGGAGATGCCGGCTGACAGCGCATCGATGGCGGATTGCGACAGGCCCAGCGAAGTCAGGGCCGCCAAGGCGGCGTTCAAGTTGGTGGTGGCAGCGGTCTGCTGTACAACGGCTGCGTTGAAGGCGTTGATGGCGGTAGCGGTTTGGTTGTTTGCCCCTGAACCCATACCGCCTGTGGCCGTTACCGCGGCCGACCAGGCGCGCAGATCCGCTACGGCGGCCGCGATTTCTTGGGCCAGTGTTGCGTCAGGCGTCACTGCGGCGGCGGGCATTTGCGCCATCAGCGCCGCCTGGCGCGCATTTGCGTCAGCCATGAGGGTGGCCAGGTCTTGCTGCACCCCGGCCACGTAGGTGGCGTATTCAATCTCGGTCTGGCTCAAGTCCTGAGCAGCGGCCACGAACTGGCGGGCGATGTCGGGCAACTGCTCCATGGCTGCGGCGTCACCGCTGCGCGCCGCCGACAGGGTGCTGCCGTAGGTCTGCTGCAGCAGGGAGAAGCGCTCGGTGGGGCTGTTGGCTGAGAACTCAGCGGAGAAGCGCAGATCGTTCAGCAGCTCCTGGATACTCTGGCCGAAAGCCGCCGTGCTGGCTGCAGATTGCCTCAACAGGCCGCGCAGGCGCTCCAGCGAGCTGCTGTAACCGTCGAACACGTTTTGCCGGGCCTGCAGCACGCGCTGATTGGCCTCGGCCACATCGGAGCGCATGGAGCGCAGGGACGCGGCCACCGTTTGCACCGCGTCGCGCGCGAAGCTGTTGGTCAGCGTGGTGACTTCCTGCGTGATCGAAGCAAACGCGCCGCTGAGCTGGATGAGTGTGGCGGCCGCCTTGCGGCCGGATTCGGTGCTCAGGTCTTGCGCCTCTACCAGCGCTCGGAAAGCGGCGCGCGTGGTGGGCAGGGCCAAGCCCAGGCCGCCCAGGGTTTCGGTGAGCTGGGCGGTGACGGCGGCGGTGCGCTCGGCCTCGCTGAAGAATTCCTGGTAATAGGTGCTGGTGGCCTGGGTGAAGGCCTCGAGGCCGCCGAAGGCGTCGGCCAGTTGGCTGGCCAGGTCAGCGCCGGCCAGGCTGGTGGCGTACAGGTTGAGGTTCAGCGCCTCGAGCACGGGGTTGATGGTGCTGATGCTGCTGGCCAGGCGTGTGAGGGTCTGCACGGCGGTTTCGCCGGTGCGGGCAAAGCTGGGGCCGCTGGCGGCGATGGTGCGGGTGACTTCGCTTACCTGGGTGAGGTAGCCGCGAAGGACGGTTCCGCCTTCGGTGTTTTCCCAGTCCTCCACCGTGGTGGTGATGGACTCGGTGACGGTGCGGCTGGCGCCCAGCACGAAGGCGGCCAGGTCTTCGTTCGCGGCGGCCAGCGCTTCCTCCACCTTCTTGGCGGCCTGCTCGGGCGTGAGGCCATCGAGCTTGATGCCGCGCGTGCCGATGTCGTTTTGCGTGATGTCGGTGCCGAGTGTGGTGGTGAAGCTCTTGACGGCGGTGCTGCTCAGGCCCAGGGCTTCGGCCATGCTGGCGGCGTTGGTGCGAAGGGCCTCGAAGGCGCTCTGGATGGCGGCGCTTTCGGTGCTGGTCTGGCGGTTGACCATCGAATACTCAGGCCCGCTGAACAGCGTGCCGCCGCGGCGCTGCAGGTCATAGCTCTGGATGTCGCCTTCGCCGAGCGTGCCGGTGAGGCCGCCGCCGACGATCCTTTTGGAGCGGAAAGCGCCCACCGCGTTAAGCACGGCCAGCGCAGCAAGCACGTAGGGCCCGGCGGTTGCAGCGGTGGCCATGAACCCGGAACCAGCACCTGCGGCGGCGCTGCTGGTGGCGGTCAAACCCGCCGCGCCAAAGCTGCCGGTCTGGGCTGCCAGCATGGCCGCCTGGGAGCCTGCGGCCACACTGGTGGTGCCGATGGCAGCGCCGTAAGCTGCGCTGGAGCCGAAGATGGCCGAGCCGATCGCCGCGCCGGCCGCATTACCGAATGCAGATCCTGCTGCCGCAGAGCCTGCGGAAAGGCCCAGGGCAGAGCCAACCGCAGCTTGGGCGGCCCCCACAACGGGATTGACCACCGCCTGGATGACAGGCCGCAGCACCATGCTGCGGAACAGGCCCTTGATGTATTCCCAGGCGCTCTTGCCGCCTTGCATCAGGGCGTCCGTCAGGCTTTGGCCAATCTGGTCTGCCGTGCGGCGCCACTCTTGCTCGATGGTCTTGGTCTGCTCGATGCTGGCGCGCACGGTTTCGCGGTTGAGCACGGCTTCGCGGATCTTCTTGGCGTACTCGTCATAGGCATAGGTGCCTTTTTCCAGGCCTGCACGCTCCAGCTCCAGCAGTGCGGCGCTTGTCTCGCGCTCGATGTTGCTCATCTGCAGCGCTTCGGTTTCGCGGTTGATAGCGTCCACCAGGTCTTTGGCCTTGCCCAGGTTGGCGTCGATGGCCTGTTCGCTGGCCTCATACGCCTCCACGGCTTTCATGCTGCGGGTGGCGGCCAGCTCCAGCTCGGCTTTGGCGCTGCGCTTGAGTTGTTCTTCCAGCTCGGCCTCGGCCTTGTCATACGCCACGATGTTGGCCAGTTGCCGCTTGGCCAGGATGTCAAGCTCGGTCTGCCGGTCTTTCGCGGCCTTCAGGGCCGATTCATCCGCAGCCTTGCGGCGGGCTTCTTCGCCGGCGATGTCGATGACGGAGCGCCGGCCGCCTGGCACGAAGCCGCGGTCTTCGCGGGCGCGGGCTGCATCGGCGGCGCGTGCGGTTTCTTGCACGCCCAGGATACGGGCCTGCAGGGCGTCGAGTTCTTTTCGGGCCTGAATGGAGTCTTCGATGAGGCCTTTGCGGATGAAGCTGAAGCCGGCGAAGTCGCCCTTGGCCAGCGCTGCGATCTGGGCAGCCATGCCGCCCAGGTCGCGGCCAACACCCCTGAACACGAAGGCGACATCGGTGGCCAGCACAGCCAGCGTCTCCAGCACCACCTTCAGCCCGGTGCCAAAGAACTTGGCCAGGGTGTCGCCTGCGGCATTGGTGCGGTTGAACTCGGCTGCGATGGCCGACAAGGTGGGCAGCAGTTCCTGCGTGATGACGCGCGCTGCATCGCCGGCATTGGCCTGGAAGGCAAACAGTTGCTTGTTGAACTTGTCCGCCTCAGCGGCCTGCTGCGCCGTGACGCTGGCGTTGAGCTCGCCAGCCTCGGCCAGGTCATTCAGGAACGGTGCAGCCTCGCGCACGCTCTTGCCGAACAGCTCTTGCGTGATGCGGGCCTTGTTGGCGTCGTTTTCAAAGCCGGCCAGGGCCACTGCCGTCTGGCGCAGGGCCTCTGCCGGGTCCAGTTGGCGCAGCTTGGCGGCGCTCAGGCCGATGGCTTCCAGGGCGATGCTGGCGCCGTTCTTGCCGTCCGCCGCCTTGAGCTGGGCGTTGAACTTGACCAGCATGCCGCCCACCTGGTCAAGGCTGGCGCCGTTGCGGCGGGCCACCTGGTCGAGCTTGCTGATTTCCTCGATGCTGGCGCCGGTGGCGTCGGCCAGGTCGTTCATGGCGTCCACGGCGTTGACCGTCTGCCGCACGAAGGCCACCAGGCCGCCCACGGTGAGGGCGCCGGCCAGCGTGGGGGCCAGGGTGGAGAGCGCGTTGCGCACGGTGTCCACCTGGCCGCTGAGCTGGCCCATGCTGACGCCCACGCGCTGCAGGCCGCTGGTGACGGATTCCGCGCCCGCTAGGCCGATCTTGATGCCGATTTCGCTGGTGGCCATGCGCTTACCTCAGCGGGCTGACGCGCGCAGCGGGGGGCTGTGCGGCTTGCTGTTCGTCGCGCTCGCGCTCGCGCTGTTCGGCCCACACTTCCAGCGTGGCGCGCTCTGCTGCCTGGATGCCGCGCCAGATGTCTGGCCGGGCTTCGCGCTCGATGTCGGGCTGCTCGTCCAGGTGGGCGCGCACGCCGGCGTAGTCCAGACCCGTGGCGCCTGCCATGCCGGTGCGCCATTGTGTGTTGACGCCCTGCCAGCATTCCCATGCCTGCACGTTGTCAGGCCACAGGTATGCGGTGTGCTGCGGCTGGGTGTCAGTGTCGTCTGCCCCCAGGCCCAGGCCGGCCAGGGCAGCGCCCCAGGCAGTGCCGGCGTCAGGGAGCGAGGGGCGGTCATGGTTGCTGGTCTCGGCGATTTCGCGGGCCAGCGCGGCTAGTTTTTTTCCTTTGCGCCCACTTCGCTTAAGTAGGTGCGGAAGGCCACTACGCTAACGCCGGGAATGCGGCACAGCTCGCGGTAGGCGGCCTCAGAAAACGGCAGCGGCTTGTCTTCGGCGTCGCGCACGCCCTGCCAGTCTTCGATGACTTCGAGGAGGAAGTCCACCACGCTGGTGTCGTCGCTGCTCGGCCCGAGCTTGGCCTTGATCTGGTCTTGATCCAGGCGGGTGCAGGTAAGGGAAAAATCGAAGGGCTGGTCGCGGCCCTCTTCGTCTTTGATGGTGCCGCGCACCTTAAATTTGAGCTTGTTGCTGACGATGATCTTGATTGCCATGAGATGCCCGAAGTTGCAAACATCGCCCGAGGTGTGAGGGAGCGCGGCGGGCACGTTCGGGGCCGACGTGCCAGGCCAGCCGGGTAGGCTGAGCCCTGCCGCGCTGATGGGCCCAGGCGGGCCGCCACTGGCAGCCCGCCTGTGGATCAGCGCGCTCAGGCGTAGGTGATGAAGCGCCCCAGCAGCGTGATGGCCGCGTTGACCGTGTTGGCCTGGTTGCGGTTCAGCGCCGGGGCCTCAGACACGCTCATGTAGCCGTATCCGTAGCCGGCGGCGCCGCCAGAGAGCTGCAGCTTGAAGGCGCACTTGGTCAGGCCGCGGCTGATGTCCAGCATGGTCTGGTAGTTGGCCAGGGCCGGGTCGTGGCCCAACTGCATCGTCATGCTCATGGCGTTAAAACCGGTGGGCACGTTGATGTCGTTGCGCTTGGCAAGCGGGCTCACAGTCGTGAAGCGCGCATCACCGCCGTTGGTGCTGATGGACAGCACCTGCGGCACCTCCACCCAAGAGCTGATCTTTTGCGCCGAGCCTACGCCGGCGCCGGCCGCGTAAAAGCTGGTGTTGGCGGCGTTCAGGCCCAGCAGGCTGAAGGTGTCAGCGGTGAGTTGGTCGGCCCTGAACACCGTGTCGGTGGCGTCCTCCCAGCCAGAGGTGAACAGCAGTTCGTCGTTGTCGGCGTAGCCGTGGGCCACGCTGGTGGCCACAGCCGGGTTGGCGTTGGTGACCGCGGTGATGGTCTTGGCGGCGGCAAAGGTGGTGCTGAAGTAGATCTTCGAGCCTTCGGGGAAGTAGTAAGCCATGATGGCGTCCTTTCAGTGGATCAGGGGGTGAGCGAGTGGGTGACGGGTTCAGAACGTGGCGGCGGCCACGCGCTGGCGGGCGGTGAAGACGAAGGTGGCGCAGACGGTGTTTTCGCCATCGGCGTCGAAGTCATAGGACACAGACTGCGGCTGCAGGGCGATGACGGCGCCGCCCAGCGTGGGGTCGGCCATCAGCTTGGCGTAGACGGTGGACACCAGGGCGTCCACGGCCACGTCAGGCGCCTGGCCGGCAGTAGCGCGGGCGTAGCACTCCACGCCGATGCGCGTGTCCCACGTAATCGGCTGGCTGCTGAGCACCGAGGCCTCGAGCACCTGGCTGTCCACCGGGCGCACCACCACAGCGGTGCTGGTGCTGGACGAC